TTTTCACAGTACCATTCAAATTGGCAATTCAATCTACAATTTACAACCTATTACGGTTGGTACTACAACATTTCTAGGTTATGTATTGTTATCTTGATTTTTTATTTATTTCTATAAATAAAAAAAAATGTCAGGAGGAATAACAATTGACACGCTTAGTTCTACTGGAAATAATACAATAACGGGTTATTATCATACTTTATCCGCAGCCGAAACAGCTTCATTAAGTGATGTTTCTGGTTATACAGTTCTAAATGTTTATATTACATTTTATGATTTGTATTATTATAGTTCTACAGCCAACACATTTTCAGGAACCAATCCAAATTTTCAAAGCTATTATTATTATACAGACAGTAGCGGTAATGTAATTTCAAGTGTTTCTGGAACAGCTACTTTTGTTTGTAATCAACAAGCCGTTGGATATAAAACAGGAAGTACATTGACCCCCAATACCATCATACCCTTTAATACTGTTACCTATGTACCAACAATATCAACTGAAGGTCAATATGGAACTTTTTGCATTCCGCTTGTAAAAATACCAACTAGCTATTATAATACACCGCAATATGTATACTTTGGATACCAAATTACAAACAACGGAAATACTTCTTCCTATGTCTTGGCATTGAGTAATATGAGTACTTTTAGTTTGCATCTTTTTGATAATTCATCCAACAATTACTCCTTACCAATTGCCACGATTTCCTCCATATCTTATATTGGTATTGATGGAACAACTCAAAACGGTAGTACAGGTACATTTGCCACCATTACACCAAGTGCAAATATTACAACTTCTCAAATGCTTAATTATACTAAAAATGATATGAATACCAATGGTAGTAATTTTAATGCAGCAATATTCACTGCTACTTCATGTGCTGCCTATAGTACAACAGCAACATTTTATGGTTTTGGAGTTGCGTCAAGTACAAGTACAACTACTGGCGTTCTTTATGTTTCTACGATTTCTGCTGGAATAATTGTTCCCTACATGACCTTTTATAGGACTGGTAGCAATGTTAGATATATTATTCAACCCTATGGAACTTCAGTTATCACATCAAATGGTACAATTAACACAACAGGAATCGGTGGTTCAGGTGTTTATGCACTAAGTACAGGATCCTCGACATTTAGTGCATTTACAGTTCAATCAATTACAGGAACACCACCCACATCATCAAGTACCCAGGTATATCAATTAACAATTACGCCTTCGTCCGTAACTGGTAATATTACCTTGGGTATGTTTTTAAATACTAACAGTTTCACTAGTGATCCAACTGGAACACCATCAGTTCCGAATACTAGCGGGGTTACAGAAAGTTCTGTAATTAGTAATATTGTTTCTGCAAGCGCTGGGACTTTTTTAATTACTGGAAATTCCAACACCATAGCCTCGGGATCTAGTGTTCAAATGTGGGGGACAAGTGCGGTCCTTACTCAAAGTTATACTATTTTTACTACGGGGACCTATGTGACCTCGACAACAGGATATATATCTGGAACGACTTTAACAATTACTGGACCTACTTCAGGAATTACAGTTCGACAATCTATAGTTGGATATGGTATAAATTTTTCATCAAGTACTACACAATCTATTACAAACTATACAAGTATTGCACAAGGAACACTGATAAGTAGTGGCAGTGGTTCTAGTTGGACAATCAATACATCACAAAATATTGGAAATAGTACTTACCCCATTACGATTTACTTTTATTATGCAACTTATATTACTTCAACAACAGCTTCAATTAGTGGAACCACTCTTAGCATAACTGGTTCTTCTACGAATGTTGCAATCGGACAATATATCTATGGACCATCAGTTACACCCAACACTTATATTACAGCTGGTTCAGGAACAAGTTGGACGGTGAACAACTCTCAAACAATTGCATCGACTACTCTATATTTCTATCCCAATAATTGGATATTGTCTGGTAATGGTAGATACATTTTAGCTGGATCATCAGCTTATGGTAGTGATACATTTAATCCCGGATATTATTTTTCTTCCAATGGAAGCACAAGTAGTTATTATTATGATATTGTAAATACACCTATAATTTTATCATATAATAAACTTGCAACCTATTCTAAACCTGGACTTATTTCTTCTTCGACAGCAAGTTTTACAGGAACCATTGCTTTAGATACAAATGGTAATGGAACCTTGAGCATATCTAGCTTTACAACACTTAATTCTTCCACTAAATTAATATTCCCCTCGGGTCTTGTCTTTCAAGGTATGTTGGTGAATGATGCCTCTGGAAATTCTTATGGATATATTATTTCCGAGGGATCATTACAATCCATTATCTCTGGATATATTTCAGGTTCTACATTAACTTTTATTGTTTCAAAGAAAATTTCTTCCAGTCCAGCAATTAATCAATATATTGGTATTTCGGTTTCTAGTACTGGAGCTTATTCTACCTCTTCAGTACTTATTGGTACTTATATCAAATCTACTCCAACATTGGTTTCCGGTTCCACGACAACTTATACTTGCAGTATTTCTTTATCACAAACAGTGGGGTCATCGGCTTCTGCAGTTACATTTAACTTGTATTCCACAACCTCAACCTATACAACAAATACTTCATATCCGACAGTGTATACATTATCTGGTTCTACTGTTAGGACAACCTCAACTAGTTTTACTGCAACACTTTCAATTTCACCCAGTAGTTCATCAAGCAATACAGCTGCAAGCTCAACAATTAGCGCGTATGTTTCCTCTGGTACAAATAGCTCTACCAATCCTTCTTCACAAGTCAAAATTTATTCCGTTTCGATTCCAACTCATCCGTGTGGAAACTTCAATGGTAATACTACTATTTACGGTTCTGCTGCAATGTATATAGGAAAAAATCCAAATACCATTAGTTTAGTATCAATGGGTATTAATGCTTCTGCTTCAGCATGTGGTATTAATAATAATAATAATACAACTACGGTTAGAGGTGCAAATTTGGGCTTTTTATTTGATAATGTTGTTTTTAATAGTTCTGGAGACGATACACAGCAAAATCCTGTTGTCAAAGAAACCTTGGATGTTTTTGGTGGACATCCTAATTCTTATGGTTACCATCATCATTATGTTTATCCTTCGCTTTATAATTGGGTCGTTGATTATTATTTCCGTGTCATTGGTTTCATGGCAGATGGATACCCCATTATTACACCATTCTTGGTTACTGATAATAAAACTGGTTTGACGAGAATTATTGCGCCTCAAGATTTGAATCAAAATAACGGAATGGTTTGTAATATAAGTTTTAATTTTACTTATCAGGGAACTACACAATACTACCAATTTAATTTTTGCTACGTGGCTACCAACTGTTTTCCCTATACAATTGGTTCGCTATACGGAACACCTAATTATGTCTACTATTCAAGTTGAAAATTGATGATATAATAATTTTATTTTTCTAGAGGTAGTATTTATACAAAAACAATGCAACCAAACAGTAGAAATTTGAAACAATTAAGGCAAGAAATTAAGGACCAAGAAAAATGGAAAGACGAGGCCATATCTTTACTCGCAAAACAAGGCATCGAAGATCCTACCACCCACGCATCCGTCATCAAGTTTACCACAAAAATCGAGGCATTAAAGGAACAAGTTGCCAATTTTCATCAAGACAGTGAAGCCACGAGTACTGAAGTAGTGGAAGCCGTTGTAAGTAAGCCAACAGTAAGCACACCGCAATATAAGGAACCTGACCGATGGGCAGATACTAAAGCTGAAAATGCAATGAAGAGGGAATGGAATTGGCTATGTCGCATGGATGGTTTTGTACCAGGTTATATGCGTGAAAATTTGGCAAAAATGCCTAACAATAAAGGTTATATTTGGAAGGGAATCTATTATTTTGGTGATCTACCTCCAGAATATCCGATGGATGTGACAACATTGTTTGAAAAACAAAATCAAATTTTGTTTATTCACGAATGGACACCCGAGTATTACAAAATTTTTGAAAAGGGTGATAAACAAAAACCCAAAATTTTAAAATTTGAAAATTATTTTTAATTTTTTTTATTATTGTTTTGATAAAATGGGAGCAGCTCAATCCAACCAAACTGAACAAAAAATTGACAATATTCAAAAAGAAGCAATCAAGAAGCAACAAGCTATTATCCTTAATGCAGTACAAACCGTTATGGGATTTAATCTTGAAATGATTGAAACTAAGCTGAAAAAAGCTGGACTTACCGATGTCCAAGTTGAAAGACTAAAAACTTTACCTCCTGATGTTATCAAAGGTTTGGTCAATGATTATGAGCAAAAGCAAAAAAGCTTTATGCAAGTGATTAAAAACACCTTGGCTCAAAATGAACCCATGCCTCTTACGCCAGATGTTCTCCAAACTTTACCTCAAAAAGCTCGTCAAGCCACTCAACAACAACTTAACAATGTCAAAAAAGATGCTCAAATGAAGACACAAATGGTTCTTGCTCAAAATAATGGACAACCCGTTCCTACAGAAGTAGAAGTGGCTCAAACTGCTGTTTCTACTGCTGTTACTGCTGCTGCTGATGCTGCTACCGCTACTGCAAGCCAAAGTGTTGCTCCTCAAGTTCAACAACAAAAAGCTGAGCAGGCAGTTGCTAGCGTGCAAAAAGCCAAACAAGTTGCTCAAGCAGCAGTTGTTCAAACTCAAAAGAATCTCCAAACTGCGGTCCAAAAGGCTGCTATTAATCCAACTCCTGCCAATGTTGACGCTGTCAAGCAAGCTCAGTCTCAACAACAAAAAGCCGCTCGTTTATTGAAACAAGCCGGTGCAGCTGGAACAATTGCTAGCGTTGCTCAACAAACTGCCAAGGTCCAACAAGCTAACTAAATTTTGTCTTGTTATTTTTATTCCAATTTGAATAAAAATAGAAATTATTTAGGAATAAGCATATATGATACCACCAATTATTGCGAAAATAATTACAATAATAATGACAATAATAATTTTACTGCTTCCACCCTTTTTTGGCGCTGGTGTATATGGGGCTAGTGAAGCATTTGGAGTGGGAGTTGAATTGGATGTTGAACCTGGACTTGGAACGGGTAGTGCATTCGGATTATAATTTGGATTACATAAAGTTGGTAATTGATCAAGTGTTGTACCTAGAACCTTTGTTAAGATATTATTAGTAACATTTTTGACCACCCCAGTTGCAATTGTTTGCGCAATAATACTAATACATGTTGACTGGTCTAATTTTGCATTAAGTTTTGACCAAGTTGAATTTTCAATCATTATATTAATTACAGATTCACTTGCTGCTGTAACTTGTGTAATGGAGCTAATTTTAGAAACGACTGATTTTTTAACACTTGTGGATAACGCATCTGGATCTGTTGCGATATAATCTGTAAACGCTTTTATAAGTTTTTGACTCACTGGGTCCGCAAAAATAGTAGGGTCATTTTTTGCTTGAGCTAATATTCCTAAAATACTCTTTCCACTAATATTTGCCAAGCTATCTTGATTTGAAGTATCAGTCAAAGTCATAGTGGTTACCTTGGCTGTTGCATTTTGATTGGTTTGTAATTTCACATTACTTATATCTCCGGGGCTCACAATACTAAAATTTATTGTTTGTACAGATGTTGCAATTGCGTTTGTTGATGCAGAAGCAGTATTCATGATACATGTTAATCCTGTATAAACACCGGCGTTCATATTAGCAAAAAAAGTAAGACAATTACAATTAATCAGACTTTTACTTGCAATTGTGTTGGAACATCCACTTGAATTACATTCACCGTTGGGTGTAAGATAGCAAGAATCTAGATTTAGCGATTTCAAAGCATTCACAATTGTACTGGGTTGTGTAGATGCCAATGTAGCAATCGAGTAACTTGCAGGAGTTGTTGCATTATTATTACAATTTGATAAAGTAGACATTTTTTATTGTAAAGAAAAAAGTTTTAAACTAGACAATTTTTAGCTGCCAAAAATCCAAAACCAAATGCTTCAATTAAAAATGCAATTCCCCAAATGAATAATAATCTTCCAATCTTTTTGAGTTTGGGTATCAATCTTCCTATAAACATTAAAATTATACCAAATACTAATAAAGCTCCACCACCAATCATTCCATAAAATCCTACCGAACTATACGAACATGGCATTACACCTGCAACTCCACCAAAAACTGCAGCTCCTAGTAAAATGACGATAATAGTAAGAAACATTCCCCCTTTTCCTTTGGGAGCGCCCGATGGTGCAAGGCCTGTCGCTTTTGCTTCCGTTTGAGCATTTTCCGCCGTTGCAGCAACAGCAGCTGCAATCTCAGAACCAAAAGCTGCTTTTAAAACATTTTTAGCAATACTTTGAACTACATAAGTATTTACATTCATTTGTTTCAAATTTAAATTCAAGGCAGAAGCTGTCAAACCATCTACTATAATCGTGGTTCCATTATTTTGTACAGTATTGGCAATCGTATCTTGTACAATTTTAGAAATCGCTGAAGAATTGGCCAGATTTTGAACCGCTTGTACTTGACTTGATACACTTTTCTGTCCACTAGGACTGGGAAGAAGTGTTGCACCTTTGGCAATCGCTTCGGAAGTTGATTGAAGAGATTTTGCAAAACTTGATACTGTATTTGACATTGAACTTGTCATGGATGCTTGAACATCACTACTTGCAAAATTATAAACCTTGGCGGCAGTATTGTTAACTTGTTCTCCAGTTAAATTTACTGCTCCCGTTGTCTGTATGTTTTTTAGTTGTATATTAATTTGATTGGCCTGAAATGTACTGGAAGCCACATTGCTTTGTGTTGAACTTAGCGCGCATTGAGTGTTGGAATTTAATGCTACAGACATTTGAGCTTGAAGAGATACTTGCTCACAGCCAGTAGAAGTCTGTTTTTCACTTTGAGCGTGTCCGCATCCTCCACCCACCAGCGAAACAGCACAAACTGTAGCACTTTTACCTTCATTCGTATATGTACACTGACCAATATTCATATTTTGCAATGCTTTCGACATTGCATCTGAACTTTCTTTAGCTAATTTAGTTGTTAAATTTGAGAATTCTTCAGCGGTGGTTGGTCCAGGTGGAAAATTGCTTACTGCAGAAGCGCATGGATTATCTGACATTATTTTATACAAGACTTTTTTTTTTATTTTTCAAAATAAAAACATGAGATTTTTAATGCTCGTAATATATCTACCCCTCATTCTTTCCTATCCATTTATTAATCTTTTACGGTATCAATATCCAATTATTTCCAAATTATCACCGGTTCATTTAGTTCAACATAATTCAATACCTACAAAAATATTGGACATTGGTTGTGGAAATGGTCAATCTACCAACGAAATTTATCAATTATTGAAACGATCCCCTATAGAAGTTACCGGAATCGATAAAGATGAATTTAAAATTTTAAAGGCAAATTACAAAAATCCAACACTTACTTTTGGAATAGATGATATAAGACGCTCCAAACTTCCATCCCAAGAATATGACTTGCTTTTTGTTTCCAATGTGTTTCAAGAAATCGCTTCTCAAGATTTTAAACAAGTTATGGCTCATATGAATCGAATCTCCAAAAATGATTCGTCTTTAATTTACTTGTATCACAATCAAGTCAATGAACAATTGCAAGATAATATGAATTTATTCTTTAAAAATTTTAATATTTTGCAAACATCCTCACATGCTAAAGACCACTTTATTATTGCCAAGCCAAAAATTTAGACAAAATATCGAATTCCCATCAAACCATTGTAATCCTGAATAAATCGATCACCAGCATCACCTCTTTCAATAACATCAATTGGAATGATTGTAAAATTGAGCGCATCCGAATCGACCAGTGTTTTTAATTTTTCCAATTTTTTGCGTTCGATATACAACTCTTTTAGTTGATAATTTTCAATCGCAGGCAAAATATCTTGCTTTAGTTTTCCAAATATATACAAATCTAAATTGGTCTTTGAATTTTGCAAGTCTTGTAATCTCTTTTCCAACGCTATATGATATTGAAGCTGCTTGTTTTTTTCTACCCAAACAAAAAAGTCGCTACGCGAATAATGATTTTCCATTCTGACAAGCCATTGAGGATTAAAGGTACTGGATTTGAACCCATAAATATAAACAGTGCCAAATTTCATTTTCAGTTCTTCCAAATACTTTTCCAATTCTTTATCATCCTTGGAATCTTTGGTCCATGATTTTTCCTTGGTTGGTGTCCACTGTTTTATCGTTGACTTTAATTTTTGTAATTGAAGATACACCAAAAATTTATGATTGAGAAAAAAGTCTGAAAAATAAGCACATTCAAATCTTTCACCGCATTTATAATATGGGTTGATAATTTTATATTCCTTGGCTAGGGAAATTTGATGACTGGTAAGATCCAAAGTATGCACTTGTTCGTCATCAATAAAGTACAAGGTGGAACAGACTAATTCTGGGTTTTTATTCTTTAGGGAAACTACCAACTTGAACAAGCTATCATTCAATTTTTTTCTCTTGTTGGAATTTCCAACTTTTTGAATTTTAGTCAGTTGGTCCTCCAAATATAATAATATTTCAGCTATTGATTTTTCAACAAAACATAGGCTTATTAATGTTTCGCTAGTATTAGATAAATTCTCCAAACTGTTTAAAAAATTTTGCATTCTAATTTCTTGAACCAACAAATTATTTTATACATCATTTTGCAAAAAAAAATTAAAAAACTAATAATTAGAAAATGATAAATCCTTATTTATTATGCTTACGCGATGATTTAAAAGATGAAACAGTTATAGAGTTTAAAGAAAAATGGAAACCAAATACCAGCAAAGCCAAAAAATACTTACTAGAGGGTACTAATGTAAAGGAAATGATACAAAATGAACCATCATGTGCTTTGTATGCATTGTCAGTTGTGTTGAATTCCTATGGTATTAAAAACAAACCTTTTGAACAGGAAAATATTTCTCTACAAAAAATTGCAAAAGAAGCCGGATTTTTTCATCATGGACAAATAAATTCAGTATTTCATCTTGGTGAGTTGGCTTCTTTTATATTCTGTGGATATCGCATCTACCATCTTTGGGATGCTTCAACTATAAAGGATATTGTTGCAAGAGAACACCTAGTTGTTGTTCCTTTTGATGTTGATAGTAAAGGAAATGTATGTTGTAATAAAGGTCAATCTGCTCATTGGGGAATTATTGAAGATTTCAAAGATAATATAGTTACCGTGACTCATGGGTGGTCTGATGTTCTATATGAATGGAATGTTGATGATTTAATAAAGTCTAATCAACAACTTGAACAAACAATAACTTATGGTAAACCCAATAAAGTATTCTCGTGTGTTTTATTAAAAAATAAAATTTTGGAAATAATTCCACCCCAAGAAACGATATAAGAGTAGAAACATGACAAATTAAAAATAAAAATATTTTTAATAAAATGAAAGTTGGGTTCATTATTACTCCTTATAAAAATGAAGAATTAATCAAAGAAGAACTAATTCCAATTAACGACCAAAGACCTTGGTTACAACATGTAAATTCAAAATTTATTATTGACTATAAGAAAAAGGAATGGGTGTCGGATGATATTTCCATTTATTACTATCTAAAGGACACCTACAAACAATATATTTTTGAATATATTTTGGGTAATGATCGACATATATATGAAAAAGTCAAGCGATGTGATATTGTATTCTTGTTAATTTTTGATATGCTGGAAGCCTTTCATATACTATCCAATAGTCAATTCAATGAAATGAAAAGAACATTTATGCTACCCAATGTTTATCCTCCTTATATTTTTCAAAACTTTATCAACAACAAGAACCAGTATTATGATTACTTGAGGCAAAAAAATATTAATGTATTACCGATGGTTTATATATCATCGGAAGAATTCAAGAAACATCCAAAAGTATCGGTTAAAAAGGTGATGGAAATGCAACGAGGAGACGATGATTCTTTCATTGGAAAGCCCATATTTGGACAGGAAAAAATTGATTTTGAAAAGTTTGATAAACATACACAAAAATACAAGGTTGTAAAGTATTTGGAGAGAATTTCTGCACTGTATGACGGATGTATCTTTCAACCTTTTGTAAAAGATTTGGCGCAAAATTATGAATTTAGAAATTTTTTTATTGGAGACAAATATCAATATACGATACGGACAAAATTTATTGTAGTTGATGATGTTGAGGATCAAGAATCTATTTTTGTTAATATGAATGATCATCCGGATAACATTGAAATTGTTAAATTTGCAAAAAAGGTGTTTTCAGAACTACCTCAACTTAAAATGGGTAATAAAAATGTTGACAAATTAGTGACCAGAATTGATATTGGATGTTGTTTTGGCATACCAAAGTATTTTGTTTCAGAAGTTGAATTCGTTCCAAGCCTATTTAGTAATGAGCAACAAGTAGTTGATAGTATGATTGATAAAACAATTGGTGATCAAATTATTAAAATTATTCAACAAATTAATGTTTCTAGCTTGACAACACCCAAGAGCAAAAAGTATAGGATAGTCATTAGTATTTGCGTTATTTTCGTTTTGCTAATATTTTTTTATTCCCTATATGTTTTTTATAAAAATTTCCTATTCAAAAAAAAAAATAAATAAATTTAAAGACAAGTTAATTAAAAAAAAATGGAAAATAATACCTCTTATTTATTTAGATGTAAAACAACAGATGCCTATATATTTAAAATATTGACGGAATTGTTGCACAATGTGATTAAAACTGCTTGTTTTGAAATCACGGCCAAGGGTATAAGTCTACGAATGATGGATAGTAATCGTCGTACGCTTATTGATATTTTATTAAAATCAGAAAATTTTAATTTCTACTACTTTTCTGATACCATAGAAAGCAAAGTGCTAAATATCGGGTTGAATATGAATCATTTTTATAAAATGTTAAAATCAATCAAAAAACGAGACCAACTCGTACTTTTTATTGAAGAAAAGCAAAGTTTGGATCTTGGTATTCAAATTGTACCCAAGGATTTTTCCCGTTTAACCATTAGTTTTGTAAAGATTCAAAATATTCAAAATCTGGAAATCGCCTTGCCCGATAAATACGAGCATTCTATTTTGGTATCCTCCAATGAATTTAGTAAAATGTGCAAAGACATGTTCAACATGTCCAATACAATTACGATTGCCGCCAAAAAATACACCATTGGATTTTTATGCAATGTAGGTAGTGTTTATAGCAGACAAGTTATACTCGGAGATACCGAAGCGCAAAAGATGAACAATGATGATAATGAAGAGTTTTCCGAGGATTATGATACAGAACAACTGTCCAGAATTTTGAAAACGGCTGGATTAGCGGTCAATTTAAATATTCATTGTAAAAAGAATATGCCATTATTGATGACTTCTAAAATTGGTATTATTGGAGAGATTCAAATATTTATAAAGTCAAAGAAGCAATTAGATGAGGATTCCGCAAACGAACCTGTTTAAAACATGAAAATTGAATTTTATAATAAAAAAATCACGATTTATTATAAAATGAGCAAAACTTGTCTAGTATGTCTAGAATGCGATGACAGAGTTGTCACTAAAGAAAATATATATAATTGTCAATGTAAATTTGATATACACCCAGCTTGTTTTGAAGAGTACAAGAAGAAATTCAATAGTTGCATGTATTGTCGTCAAAATTTAACGAGGGAATCTCCACCATTACCAGGCTTTACCGATTTAAATTTTGAGTGGTATGACGAATCTGAAATACATCCTTTGTTGTCATTTCGTCGTTTTGATGATGATTTATTGGATCAATGGCATTTTTTTAATAATTTTCACGAAAGAATGATTAGACCAATTCGAATCTACAATAGGATTCAACCTCAACCACAATTAATCTCTCATTTGCGGCTTTATCGACGACCGCCATCAGCGCGTTTTCAATATCTTGAATATCGTTTTTCATTTTAATTTTTCGTGTTTTAGTAAATATGAAACAAATCTATCTTTATCTAATTCGCCACACACAATCTGAAACCAACGCATCAAAGTTACCGGACAAGGACAATTTATTTTACGATCCAAATTTGACATCTCTAGGTATTGAACAAGCAAGCAAGGGTGCAAAGTTTTTATCCACTTTTTTTTTAAAAAAACCTTTTACAATTTATACTTCAGTCCTTATACGAGCGCAAGAAACAGCCTTGATTTTATTTCCGCAACAAAAAATTCGAGTCTCAGATCATTTGAAGGAAGTTTCAGACCATCGCGCTTGTAAAGGAAGCAATTATCCTTTAGATAGTCCAAGTTTACAGCATAAAAAAATCGCCAAACTTGGTCTGCCATTTCAAAATTTGATTTACCAAAAAGGGTTGACTTACAAGGATGGACTCTACAAAAAAAGCGTCAAGTGTACATCTGGTAATATAGAAACTTTTTTGCAATACAATCAACAAAACTTTTTAAATCATGAAACAATTTTTTTGGTTGTTCATGCAAATTTGATACAAAACTTTCTGCAAACCAAGGATAGGATTCCAAATGGAGCTATATATCAAGTATTTAATGACCGAGATGAAACTTTTAAATTACCCTATTATTTTGGAAAGATTTATTACAAATTATTATTTTGACAAATGATTTAAAAATTGAAAAGTTAGATTTATTTTCATTTGATTTTAAAAATGAAAACCATTATACTTTTTACATGTATTACATCTGCGGTTGCATTTGTACAACCTTCTTCACCCTCTCTAAAATATATTGCTCAAAAGCTAAGTGAACAAGGTAAAGGTATTTTAGCTGCTGATGAATCGACAGCAACAATTGGAAAAAGGTTTAATTCTATTGGTGTTGTCAATAACTTGGATAATCGATTCAATTATCGTAATATGTTATTTACAACACCAAATCTGGAAAAGTATATCTCAGGAGCAATATTGTATCAAGAAACCTTGGAAGATACTCGACTCGTTGATGAACTTAAACACAAAGGAATCTTACTCGGAATTAAAGTAGATCAAGGTCTACATTTGCTTCCAGGCTCGAACAATGAAAATTGGGTTTCGGGTATTGATAGTTTGGCTTCGAAAGCTAAAAAAGCTTATGACCTAGGCGCTCGATTTGCCAAATGGAGAGCAGTGTTTAAAATTTCCAATAATGATAATTTGCCGTCTACGCTTTCGATTCATGAAAATTGTTGGGGGCTTGCTCGATATGCGAAAACTGTACAAGATTGTGGATTAGTTCCAATCGTTGAACCCGAGATTTTAATGGATGGTGATCATTCATTGGAACAAACTCGACGCATTCAAGAGAAGATTTTAAAGCAAGTATATGAATATTTGGAAGTAAACAAGGTCGATCTTCAGGGAACTCTACTAAAACCTTCTTTTACTGTTCCAGGCATTGATTACTGTGTCAAATATTCACCCGACCAGATTGCGGCGGCAACTTTGGAAACTTTACGCAAGACGGTGCCAGCGTCTGTTCCTGGTATCATGTTTTTGTCGGGAGGGCTGTCGGAAGCACAGGTCACACAAATTTTGAATCAAATGAATAAACAAAAAACAGACGAAGCGTGGAATTTATCCTTTTCTTTTGGTCGAGCATTGCAAAATTCTTGCCTGGAGACTTGGAAGGGTCAGGAGGTAAATACACGCACTGCACAGCAAAAGCTATTAATGTGTGCACAAGCAAATGGCAATGCCACACTTGGAACCTACAATTCAGATTCGCAGGAAGCACAAGAAAATAAAAGTTTATTTGTGTCTGAATATGTTTACTAGTCATCCAAAAATTGAAAGTTTTTTATTGCCTCATTAAAAAACTAAAATGGGACTCGATTTATTTTGCACAGGCACCGAAAGTATTAAAATGGGCTCTTATAGTACCGTACAACAAATTCGTATACATTGGATTTTTGCTTATATCCAGTATTTACAAGCTACAAATCCCGCAAGTTCTCTAATTCAAGAGTTGAATAAATGTGTTCAAAACAACGATATTGATTATTATAAATTTGCAAACTTGCGGAGCCAGAATGATATAGGATTTTCAGGTTTATATGGCTTTGTTTATCATTCGGATTGTGAAGGTATTTGGGAACCTAGCGAAGTAGAAGATATCATGACGACTCTAGATTTAATTCGCCAGTATTTAAAACCAATTACCTTTTCATGGCATTTTTACAATCAAAATGAATACTATCTTGATTACATTTTTAAATTCGCAGTAGAAAATGACCAAAACATTCGATTTTCTTAATCATCCATTGGAAACTGATCTTGTTCCTCCTCATAAAAGCGCTTTTCTTCACTTATTTGTCTTGCCATTTCACGCCGATAATGTTGCTTATTTTCTCTATAAATTTCTGATAGTTGCCGGTTCCGTAAAGCATCCCGTTCTCGTTCTTGTAGTTTTCGAAGTCGTTTCATTTGTCTTCTTAAAATTCTTGAATCTGTATAAATATCATCCATTGGATCAATGTGAAAAGGTTGATAGACGCTAGGACTAGAAATTGTAGTATCTTGATAACTGACAGCTAGGCGTTTGCCGGATAGAGAAGGAATGTGTGCGCGACAATATGGACACAATGGGTTTGTCAGTAATTCAATACATTGTCGACAAACATTATTGTTTTTGCAACACTCTAGTTGAAAAAAATCTTGTATCGGAAAAGTAAAGTAACAAATTCCACAATCCATCCCCTTTGTTTATTGTCAATATTAAATATTTTAGCATTGTCGGAAATATTATTTTTTCATTAAATTATATGGCCTGTGTTGCTAATGATCCCTGATTAATGTAGGGAAATCTATTATAAACACTTCCAACACCTAAAGGAGTAGAACTAATTCTGGGTAATCCAGCGCTAATCAAAAACGAGTATTTCAAATCATTTAAAGTATTAATTTTTGGGCGAACATAATTTGGAGGGAAATTTCCGGTAATACAAACTCTAACATAATTTTTTTCATATGGACCTAATCGAGGGTCCGTGGTTGGTAAATATTGAGCATCAATCATCTCTCTATATTTGAAAATTTAATATTTTACAAATGTATTGTATTGTAGTTCATCATGTACAAAAGAATCCGTCCAATCATCAAATATTCTTTCAAGCATATCATGATGTGCCATAGGATGATAATTACTGATATCTGGTGTCATTGGAACTTCTACCGATTGTAATTCTTTTATATATGGATGTTCTAAAGTGTAATCAATTACGATTAATATTCCATTCGGTTTCAACACTTTGTAAATTTCTTTTATATGGTCTTGCTTGTTAGCCAAGGTTAAAAATGCACACTTCATTTGAACTATATCAAATTGATTTTTGGGTAATCTCATTCCAGGTAAATTACCCTGTACAAAGTTTAAATAGGGGTATTGTTGCTTTGCTAACCTGACGTGAATGGGATTTGGATCCATACCAATTACAGTACAATCTCTTGTACTTTGTGTCTCCAAAAATAATTCTTTGGTTGAATCTCCTATTCCGCATATATAATCTAGATAAACTTTTTCGCCAAAACGAGCAAATTTCATTTGTCGTGGAGAAATAATAGAATTCATGATTAAAGGCGAAGGAGAACGAAAGGTTGAAAGAGGAATAAATCCACAAGACAGTAAAGAATATAATTTCATTTGATCTTGTTTTTAGATTTATTTAAATGATTTTTCATCAATTTTTTATACAGACAAGCACAAATCAAAATATTTTTTTAGCACAGGATTTGGCATATTTTGAAGCATCATTTTATACATTTCTGCACTTTGTTTGACTTGATCTGGATTAGGAATGGTATTGCCAGCATTATCAGAAACGCGCTGCTTTGATTGTTCCACCAATTGTTCGTACATTTTCCAAGCATCATTCTTGTACAAATTACAGCGGTTTGTTGATTTTTTTTGCAATTTTGCTCGAAGCTTGGCACGCAATTCCTCAAGATTATCATTTTGTTGAAAGGTTAATTTTACAGCCTTTTCTGAAATCTTTTCCTCTACAAAATCCTTGTAGCGAAAATTGGTATCGACATAATGAATGGTATCCAAAATTTCATTCTTTTCTTTACCTTCGTTATACAAGGCGCGAATCTTGGATTTTTGATTTTTGGATAGTTTTTCAAGAGGATCAACAATATGAATATCCATAATTTTTGTCAATATGGATATTTTTATTTCACAGATTCACTTTTTAATCTTGAGAATTTAATAAATCGTAAATGCTTTCTGTTTGTTGACCTTGTTGGTCTTGTGCAGTCTTTTGTGCTTGTGCAGTCTTTTGTGCTTGTGCAGTCTTTTGTGCTTGTGCAGTCTTTTGTGTTTGCTTTTTACCTGGCTTTCGACCTCGTTTTTTAGGTTCCGGTTTTTTTGCTTGTTTGGGTAATTCTATTGGAGCCTTTGTCATGAGACCTCTTAAGATGAACAAGTTTCTTAAAAATTCACAAGTCTTGGGTTTTTTATTAAATTCCGTCTTGAAGAAATATATAAATCGCATATCATCAATAGACAAGTCCTCTTTCTCAATCAGTGTTTTGAAAGCCTGAACATTAATACCTTCTTTGGACCATTTTATTAATTTAGAATCATCCATTCCCAAAACTTTGTCACGCTTTGCAATTAATTGTTCGTCAAATTCTAGTTCATCATCGGTTGGTAAATTTGGACTAATATTATAAATATAACTATATAAATCATCCAAATGATAAAATCCGCATTCCTTACCTCTTGTTTTTTCCTTTTTATCCTTTGCAATTTTGGACACATCTCTAATTTTAAACTTTCCATCCACAACAAACCCATACATTTTCTTCCCTACTATATTGGGATATTTTTCAAGAAAGGATGGATCATCGTGATCTTGTATTTGGTTATTGACAGCAATTGGTGCAGCAACATTTTCTTTGGAAGGAACCCAAATATTTTGTTGATTTAGCTGTAGAACCAAAGTCGGGGTTTTTCTCCATTTCCATTTTTGACTTTTTGGATCTCGTGTCAATATTTCAGGGAGCAACTTTTGAAGCAACCAAGTAATAAATGGATTTGGTTCTGAATAAATCAATTCTTTTAGAAAAAGTCCTAATGAATCATCTGTAAATAATTTGAGCAGTTTTTTAGCTTTATCAATATTGTCATCCTCTGCACAAGTCTTTAATCGATTACAAATATTTCCAATATTCGAGTCTTTAAACTTTCTAAAAATGTCGTCAAAGCTAGAGGATGAATCAAAAGTCGGATGAAAACTATAAGTAGAAATCCATAATTTTTGTACATCTTGAGGATCAGTTTGAAATCGATCTTCACTGCTATAAAATACATCGTTAGCATAATTCAAATATAAAAATCTACCATCATAAAAAGGCATTTCAATGGGAGTTTCAATAATTTTACATAGCGCGTCCAATACTTGACGATGAGTATAATTTTTAGTTGAAACTGCAACTGAATAAATTTGATCCAAAGTATAAGAAGTATTTTTATAATACAAATCTTTGATAAACTGAATCGTTTCCTTTTCAAAATCTTGTACATAAAATAAATTATATGTACTTTCATCAATGACAGGATTTATAGGACCTTGTTGATCAAATCCTACACATTGATACTGACATTGTTTGTAATTACATTCTGGGGAATAATTTATTAGTGCGCTTCGATTATTTTGATTCTTGTGAATTTGACAATCAACAGCAGCAATTAAAAGAGCATAATCAATATTTCCCATATTAATATCTTTGGATTCTGATAAAAAATAGCGATAAAAGTCAATCGATTGTTTTAATTGTTCAAATGTAAAAGTTAGCTGCGTATTTTGAGTTGGAAATTGTTGTACTTGTTTTACAATGTATGCTTGTGCTAATATCTGTTGCTGTTGATCTTGGTGTATTTGTTGTTGTTGTTTTTGTTGTTGCTGCTGCTGTTGTTGCTGTTCGGATGCGATTTCAAAATCAAGCATTTTCATTTCAATTTCAGGTAAATCTGGCATTGGTTTTGGAATGGCGCAATGAAAAAATATTTCTACACGAGTGCCTAGTGGCATTCCAGCATGACTTTGTAAACGAATACCTCTACCCTTGGCTTGCCAAAGTTTGCCAAAATTCCAATCCGGGGAGCAAATATGAATTTGTTCAATTCTTTTGAGAGAAATACCTTCTTTAGTCATGTCTGTTCCAAAAATAACTTGAATATTGCGACCTTGGAAATTTTTAATATTATTAAATTGTCGAATCAAGTTTGGAATGTTGGCCTTGGTAGTTTCTTTTGCAGAATCGTGTAGAAAGATGCAGCGAGGAGAGGGAGCCAATTCATAGCTAGCAGGCTTGCTTAGCAAACTATATCCAAAGAATTGAATCATTAATTGGATACAGATCATGATACCACTACCATTAATTTTGTCACAATATACATACATCTGTTTGGTACGATTATTCAATATTTGTCGAATAATTTGATAATAAGTAGAGCTAAATAAACGCACAATCTTTAAATTATGAGATAATGTGTTCTTTTGGTCTGGTGTTAATTTTTCGGGTACAATATCTCTTGGAAAAGGTATTAGACCCGTTTCTGTAATAAATTGTTTTGAAAATGTATATTTATTTTCAATCAAGTAGGGATTTTTTATACCTTTTGCGGGGATACCATAACGACCATCTGGAAAAACAAATAAACTCGCTTGTTGGGAATGACTATAAAACGAAGAACGAACGCCTTGGTCAGTAGTATCAGTAAAATACGCTTGATGATATCCAACCATTTGTTGATCTTGCATCAAATTGGCAAAAATTCGGAAATGTTTCATTGGTGGATACATTTGCCCCATATAAATAACAGGAATATCTACTCGTTGCTTAACAACAGAAACATAACCCTTTATTGTGCGGAGAAACTCTTCTTCTTTTCCATCTTTCCAAACCAATAATGGCACTTTTGGGGAAACTTCGACTTGATTGAAATAATATTTGATAAAATCTTTACCAATAGGTATTTGTTGATCAATGGGTAATACAAGATTAATAAGCGGAGCAATTTCAGTAGGTGAGTCTCGCATGGGAGTCGCCGTCATTAAAAGCATTTTTTTAAAATCAAGACTTTGTACAAACTTTAAAATCTCATCATAAGGTGTTTTAACAGCTCCTGCCTGTTTTTTCCCACCAGTTAAACTCAGTGTTGCTTTTTTGGTACGGCGTTCCTTCAAGGGTACTTCGACATCGTGACTTACTAAATGATGAATTTCGTCCATGATGATAAATTGGCGATTCCATCTTTTTTTCATTATATCGGGCGATTTAAAAATTTCCTGGGAAAATTTGTAATAAGTTGTAAATACCAATCCAGCTTTAGTTAAAATAGAATTTCTTCGTCGAGTGTATTCTTCTTCTGATTTACTTTCATCTCGAAGATTTGAATCATACAGAATTGGGCTCAAGTTGAATATCTCTTCCTTGAAATTATTCAACAAAGTGTCATTATTGGTGACATATAATGTTTGCAATCCTGGGTTGTATTTTTTTAATCCACAAAATGTTGCAGAGGCAGCACCACTTTTTCCAGTACCTGTGTCGTGAATTATAATGAGTGATTCATATAGTGTCCAGTTGGATATAAAACGAGCAATCATCCATTGATGACTAAAAAAACCGTTAAAGAAGGAGGGATTACGCAAATCGTAAAATTCGCGTTTTTTATAAATGTCCATATAAAATGTTGGAGAATCTATTGGAGGATATTCTGGTAATAACTGATCAAGATTCATTTGTTTCTTTTATAAAATTTTAAAAAAATTATTTCTGAAACAACAAAATGAATATTACAGAAATAATTGCCAAATATTCCATTGTAGACCAGGATCAAGGTCGAGGTATGAGTTTTCCAATACTTGAATTTGATAATTATATATTTTCGATTGGTGTTTTTCAAGAACAACAACAATTAGGTAGTTCTAAATTGAAACTAAACCAAATTTTTGCTCCCTTGGAAAACCCAAAATTGTTTAATAATATAAGAAATAGTTTAATATTTGCCATTGACCCGCGTTTTAAAGATTATAAACTACCAAATGTACTTGAATATAAAATAGGAAGACTTGAAATTGTTTTGCAAAAAATAAGAAAGATGAATTCAATACATTATATTGATTATTCATTTAATATCGTATTAATATTCATTGATGAAAAAATCGATTCACAATATTACACGGAAGACCGGGTATTCAAAAGCTTTAAAAAAACATTTAAATGTGTCCCTGATATTATAATCAATGGTCATCGAAATTATTGGGTCGATTTGTATTATTTTATCTGTTATTTGATTAATACAGGAAAGAAAGTTATTATTAATAATTGGGCATTTTTAAAATCTGTCGTGCAAACTTCCCCAAATGTTTTAAAGACCATTAAAGTTAATGAATTTTTTGAATTTTTTCCGGAATTAGGATTTATTATAAATATAATTGCAATTACCAATCCAAACGCTGAATCTATTTTTGTTACAAATTGGACTCGTGGAATAACACCAAATCGTGTATTCACTAAGCATAATCCTAAATTAAATGATTGGTTAACTGCTGTTCCACAATTTGCAAATCCGTTTATCGTTCGAGGACAATCTCAACAAACCACCAGGCCAAATCAATTGCAATTAGCACTTGCCCGCCTTCGCCAACTAGGTATTGAATTCCCAGTTGATGAGGCACAACAAGGATATGCTTGGCAACGCCGTGATGGAACCTAAGAACAGGAATTCTGCAAATTTATAAAAAATATTTTTATAAACAAATGAATATTATAAAAATAATAACCGAATATGCAATCAAAGATGAGGATGATACTTTGGGTTTAAATACTTTTTATTTTTTTAAAAATTATATATTTTCAATTGGCGTCTTTCAACAAGAAAGAACATCAATGTATTCTAGATTAGTATTGGACCAAATTTTTGCTCCCTTGTATCGACCAAAACCATTAGATGATATAAGCGGGACATTAATTTTTGCGATAGATCCATTGTTTAAAGATTACCCTTTCCCTGACGAATTAAAATATAGAATTGGAAAGCATGAAATCGTTTTACAACAAATAACAAATAGTAATGGTGATATTTATTTTTATGACACTCGATTCAATATACAACTGGTATTTATTGGTGAAAAACTAGATTCACAATATGGCGAACAGCAAAAGTGGGTCTTTAAAAGTTTCAATAAAACATTTAAATGCATGCCTGACATAATCATCAATGGTCGTCAAAATTATTGGGTGGATTTATACTATTTTATTCAATATTTACTTTATTGTGATAAAAAAGTTTTTATTAATAATTATGCATATGTTGAATCTACTCTCTGGGTTTACCCAAAAGATAAAAATCCTTACTGTAAAAAGCTTACAGAGAATAGATATTTTGAATTCTTTCCTGAATTGGGTTTTATTTTAAATATACTTGCGATTTCCGATCGAAATGCCCAATCTATTTATATAAGCAGTCGAGAGTATGGAAGAACAAAAATTCGTGCATTCATTAAGCATAATCCAAAATTAAATGAATGGTTAACTGCAGTTCCAAAAATTACAAATCCGTTTATTGTTCGGGGACCATATCAACAAGCCACTAGGCAAAATCAATTGCAATTAGCACTTGCCCGCCTTGGACAACTTGGTATTGAATTTCCTAAAGATGAACCGCAACAAGGATATCAATGGCAACATCAAGCTCCCTAGAAAATGAAGTAAAATTATTTTTATTGCCTTTTTAACAACAATGGATTCAACGAGCGAATGGATAATCAATAATAAAGAAATTAATATGGAAAAAAAGTTTATACTAGGCAAAGGTCAATTTGGAACGGTATATGCTGGTGAATGGCGTGGACTAATCGTAGCCATTAAAAAGTTTGACAAGATCGATCAAAACAAAATCAAGCTGATGGAAAATGAATTTAATGTAATGACAAAATTACATCATCCAAATATAATTCAATTGCTTGGATATATCGAAAATCCGTTTTCTATCGTAATGGAATATATTCCCAATGGATGCTTAAGAAATTATTTAAAAACACATGCTTGGACAAGTGTTCAATTAAAGATGAGATTCATGATGGATATTGCAAAAGGTTTAGCATACCTTCATGCACGCAAACCAAGCTTTATTATCCATCGTGATATAAAAACTACCAACTTTTTAGTCACCAAGGATTTGCAAGTCAAAATTGCCGATTTTGGAATATGTAAAATTCTTGAGAATCAATATGTAATTAAAAGTCAAGAAAATTTACAATATTTACAGGATATCGATGCAACAGCGAATGTTGGGACATTATATTATATGGCGCCAGAGTTGGTTGTTAAGAAAAAAACAACTCATTACAATGCCAGTGTAGATATTTATAGTTTTGGGTGTGTAATGTATGAAGTTTTTGAAGGAAATAAACTCTTTGATTTTATCAGCAATAGAGAAGATTATATCAATATTATTCTGTCACAGGAAAGACCTGAATTCTTCAAAACCAAAAAGTTTATCAAAAAAATTATATTGCAATGTTTGGATAAAAATCCTTTAAAAAGACCTACCGCCATTTGGATTTTAAAGTATTTTCAATATTATTATAAATCTAAATGGTGGTTAAGGTTTGTATTCTAATGGTAAATGAATTGGTATTTTATATTGTGCTCGTCATACTTTTCAAACCATTGTGGGTAATTAAAGAAACAAGGCTTGTATCCATTCTTTTTTACAAGCGTTTCATACATAAATTCAAATTCTTCCCACACCATTTTAGTTGCGTTTACGGGTTTGTCTGTCGAGAAAAAAAAAGCATATACACCATTTTCGATTTGTACAAAATTTCCGCGTCGATCTAGTTTTTGTTCAAAAACAATTAAATTATTATCATCCTCTGACACAATTGTAGTTTCACCTGACAGTTCAAATTCAATTTTGACAATTTCCATTTTAAACACACTTTTGAAATGGAAACACTAATCAATTTTTCGGATTATTGCTATTAAGAAATATATTTTTTCAGCTTCCATTCCTGGTCCCAAACATGATACCATATCTCTAAAGGATTATTATATTCTTTATCAGAATACAAATACACAAGTCGATAGACCATTATAAACAAATTATCTTTCCAATGAATCATCGAGTTGTTGAAAGTAAAACAATTTTTTAGTTTACTATTCACTAAATATTCATTGAAATCAACCGTGTTTTTTATTAAAAATCCGGGTTTAAAATTATTTGAAAATTTTTGATTATCATTCAGCAAAGTTTCAATTTCATCGTGTTCAAAAGAAATTATTTTTGTCTTGACATCGTCTTCACCAAAAGTTACATAAATGTTGTTTTTATATTCGAAAATCCCAGAAGCAAATGATAAATAGGATTCATTTTTATTTGGATCAATTGGAATAAAACTAAATGACAATCTTTCAATATTACAATCTTTAGAAAATTCGTATAAAAACATCATATAAATATATTTGTCGTGATATTGAGGTTTGCATAATTTAATAAAATCGTTCAAATCCGAATCAAATTCATAAGAATGATGATAGTTAATTTTAGCATGACCAACTGCCAAATATTTATCTCCATATGGAATTGCTGGTGTACTTACTGAAAAAAATATTTTAGATTTGTATAATTTTGTCAAGCGTTCGAAATGAAACAAATCATTTTCTTGTAAAATTTTATCTTTTATCGTTATAAACTTGCCATTAGAAAAATCATATTGAATTAAATTAGGACAGATTAAAGTTGCATTTTTATCTAATTTACAAGAATTTTGAATCAAATTACAAGGTTTGGATAAAAGTAAAGCATCTTTTATATCGAGCGTACTATATCGAATAGGAAAACCACTTTGTGAATCATCATTATATGATAATGTAATTTTACCATCTACCCAGTAAATTCTGGTATCTTGTGCAAAAGGTATAAAATTAGGATCATCATACACAATCTCCCAAGTATCATTTACTAATTTAAAAACAGCTAATCCTGTTTGATCTATAAAATTTGTCCCATTGTATAATCGAAGTGATGTCATTCTATTAAATAAAAAAATTTTTTTATTTATAGAAATGAATCCAAATATTTTTGCTTCAGGCAGCTGTAGATTATTATGTTGTTTTGACAAAAAGATCCAAACAGATGTTGGAAAGCAATGTAATTCATTACATCATTTTAATATGGAATTTCAAGGAGGTTACAATTTTTTGGGTAAGCTTCATACTGCCAGACAGCATTTACTTTTGTTGAAATTTTTAATCAAGGATCTATCATTGTCAAAAGACGATCAGAATCGTCTCTTGTCCATGTCTACTAATTCTCCATGGTTTCAACAATACTCTTCTCAAGATAAAGACTACTCTTATTCAAAATCGTTGTCAAGTATTAGACAAAATTTGGCAACAAGTCAATTATTTCTGTTTGAAATCTGTTCCATGAAAAATGCTCTCTATAAAGAAACTTATTTACCTGTCGCGGAAGAGCTAGAAGGGTATCGTAAGGATTTGATTCTTAGCAAGAGCAAAGACGAATGTAGAAAAGATATTTTGGACCTTGTAAACTATGTCAATAAAAAATTCAACAAACCCAAAATTGTGCTTGTAGGTCATATTCGTAATTGGATATTCAACAAACAGCACGCGTTTATTGCAGACAGACAAGCAATTTATGAATTGCTAGTTGAAATGGATTCGACTTTTGATAATGTTTATTATATCGACCCGGCGGTATTTATAACCAATGATGATTTGTTGGACGACTGGCATTATAAACCTCAAGCGTATTCCAAAATTTACAAGAAAATATGCACCTTTTTTTAATTTTGTTTCCGCGGAAATTATAAAAAACAGTAAATTTAAATTTTTAATTTGTCAAGTGGCCAAAATTGATTCATAATATCGCCAATAAAATAATAATTATAATAATTATCCCAAATATCCTTTATTTTGGATAATTATTATCCATTGCCGAATTTACTAATTGTTCTTTGTGTTGTTGAGAAGATGTCAATTGTAATGCCATTTTTAATTTTTGAGGATAATCCATCAATAAATGCGATAGAGCCGTTATTTTAGCGCTTTGAAAAGGTATATTTTTTATAAATTGAAAGCGTTGATCTGGATTTTCTATAAGAAAGGCTTGATCTATTAAGCTTTGTTTATTCATTTTTTATTATTCAAAAAAAAATTCAATTTTGAATAATCATAGTAAAAATTAGTTAACGATACCGTAACAAAAAAATGATTCCAAATATACCTTAAGATTTTTATTAATCTCATATATAAAAAATGAAAGTCCCAACTTCCTTAATAAGTATTCGATTAATAGAATTTATATTCATCTTTTTAGCTTAGTATGTATTATGGAGTTTGATTGATTATGGATTATCTTTAACCAAGAATAAATTTTATATTTTAATTGCATTGCTTTGTTTCATTGTCTTGAGATTCATTACATTGCTTGTCTTCCCTGCTCTGTTGTCGTATTTGTAAAACTGGATGATAGAGTTTATTATTATTTTCCAAAGGCCAAGGACTTTTACAATCTGTTTTTTCTGGGTCAAATAAAAATCGTTCGCTTTGCATTTCTTTGGGAAAACTGCCCCAAGTCAAGCCATATTGTTTTGCAATTGTTGGTATATAAACTTCGCAGAATCCAGAGTATTTGTTTATATTTTTTTCAAGTGCGTCTAGCAATTTTTTGGAAATTCGTACTAGCGGAAAAAAACCTCCCACTCGATCGACCAATATTGGTTTAATTCTTCGTGGTCCATAAATAGCAAACCAATAATTCCATAATCTATTTTCGTGATAAGTATACACTTTAGAGGCCAAAAAATCTTCATTGCGCGAATCGCAACTTTCTAATGTGACTTTCCAATTACCATCACAAAAAACATCGTATTCAATCAACCAGATATAATCAAATGAAGCATTGCACAATTTTGAAAATAATAATAGTTGACTTTCGACTTGTTCTTTATTGGACCGATGTAGAGGATTGATGGATAAACATTCATTAAAATCAGTCAAAATATTATGGCTGTGCGACAAATGTGTATCCGGCTCGCTCCACCTTTTATAATCTTTTTCTGAAAATTTATTTTTGGTATCATCAAACAATAAAAAGACATTTTCGGTGCCCAAGTCTGCTTTTACACGAGCATATTGATCCCTACAGAAATCATTCCATAAATGAGTACGGTAAACATACAAAGTCTTCATTTCTTGGTGCAATTACTATTTCTTAATTTAAAAACATTGATTTGTAAAAATTAAAAAATGGAAAGCTCTACAATTGTAATCTTTTATAGTAAATATTCTACTAAATGCACAGAATTTTTTGAACTTGTTCGTGATATTATTGATTTTAGAAAAATTTGTGTCGATCATCCTGAAATTCGTACCACCTTATTAAATGAAGCCGATAAATATTTTATTCGAAAAGTACCCTCTGTAATTGTGTTTTTTTCAAACGGTGTTATGAACAAGTATGAAGACGAAAAAGCTTTTGAATGGGCATTGACAGTTCGAAAGAATATGATTAAAGTCACAGTTGAGGAATTGAGTCCTCTCCCTTTACAACAAAAACAAGTAACCGTTCTTGATCCAATGGAACCACTTCCCCCAAAACAACTTGATATTCTCCCAATGCAACAACCACCGCTACAACCACAAGAAGAAGATTTGGTTGGAATGAAGCGAAGAATTGAAACTACCCCTCTTATTCAGCGTCCAAGTTCTGGAACAATACCAGATGAGCAGCGAATGGATGGAAATCGCAATGAACGAAAGGTTCATGATAAAAAGGCAGATAGCATTAAAAATCTTGCACAACAATTACAAGCAGAGCGTGAAAAAGAAGATGAACAAATTGCCCCCAATGCGATTAGTAAAATTAGTACCTAAAAATATTTAATTTTTTTTTAAATAGAGAATGATTATCCCCAATCCAAAAGATAAAAGTGCCGGTTCGCAACTTTCCAATATTTTGTTTCAATTTTGCAAACAAGTGGAGACATCTCCAAAAATTAATCCACCTGCTGCTTGTCGATATTATTTCCTTGTTGGAAGTTTAATTTGGAACATCTACGCATGCTTTGATAATTCATTTCCATTTATTG